AGTATTTCTGTCTAATAATCTGTACATATTTCTGTCTAATAATCTGTACATATTTCTGTCTAATAATCTGTACATATTTCTGTCTAATAATCTGTACATATTTCTGTCAATAATCTGTCAATAATCTGTACATTAATCTGTCAATAATCTGTACATTAATCTGTCTAATAATTCTGTCCAGTATTTCTGTCTAATATTTCTGTCCAATATTTCTGTCTAATAATTCTGTCCAGTATTTCTGTCTAATAATCTGTACATATTTCTGTCTAATAATCTGTACATATTTCTGTCTAATAATCTGTACATATTTCTGTCAATAATCTGTACATTAATCTGTCTAATAATCTGTCTAATATTTCTGTCTAATAATCTGTCTAATATTTCTGTCATCCTATGATAAAAAAATATATGTGGATATGATAAATAAAAAATATATGGATAATCTTACAAAAAGAATGGGAAATATATTGGATTTATATAGAGACATAGATGGAATATTAACAGAAATAGATGATGCAATAAATAAGTTAGCACAATTACATGAGAAATTATTAGAGAAACAGGATAAGAATACTGATTTTAATACATATTCATTTTATTTAGATGACATATACTTTCACAAGAAGATACTTGAACAACATAATACAAATATTAAGACAATCAGAAATATGAGTTACAGAAAATTTTATGGTGAATTGTTCAAACTGTATATTGGGACAACCAAACATATTTGCATATATGAAAATGAGAAACATGAAAATCAGAATAAAAAAAAGAATGACTATTTGGAGAAATATATTATTAAACCAAAAATAAAACATTTTGATCCATTGACATCAATAAATAATTATACATATACAGATGTTATGAATGTTTTTGATAATTTATCTACATCATTTAATAATTTCCAAAAAATAATAAATGATTTGAATGGGAATATTGATAGTGTTAAAAATACTAAGAATGATAGTTTATTAACAAATACTTATGTCATAGGTTTGATGGGCAAAAAGAATAAGATAGAAGTCGATATGATGATTTTTACAAAAATATTTTATGTAACACTTGAGACTCATCAACGATTTATAGAAAAATTCCGAAATAATAGCAAACATCTAATTGACGAACTCAAAAATGATATCACATTTGAAAGTAGTGTCATTACATATTACAGTAATATTAATAAATCTGATCAAGATGTTGTAAATAAATCTGTCCCTGAAACACCTAGTAGTAAATTATTCAATGAAATTAAAAAGAATATCGATAAAAAAGATACAGTTTCCAAATCAGACCTAAAAATTAATACCAATACCAAACCTAATAATTCATCTAAAACTAATCAAATTAATCAAACAAATCAAATTAATCAAAATGGAAATACAAAGATGATTATTGAAGAGAAGAAGAGTTAGAATTCATTGTCAATAATTTTGAGTAGATTGAAATATTTAGAATGAGAAGACTCATCGGAATCTAATTTGACATATTTAACGTCAAATGGACTGATAATCTTAGAAGCTTTTGTAACTTTTTTGTATTTGACATCTGAGGAATGAATATGAATGAAACTGTTTTCAGATCTGTAAATGATATAATGATCTTCACTTGCTTTACGTTTATATGTAAAAGATGAGTCACATATAAATGTGGCATAACCTCTAATATATAACTCACCTGTTTTAGGATCAAATAAACAATCGGTATTAATTTCCTTGATGTAATGGATTAATTTGTCATCTTTTGATTTGAATAATTCAATAGATCCACTAGATGATTTTTTACTAGAGCTTTTGTAGGCAGGTGAATCTTCAAATATTTCTGATTTTCTAGATCGTCTGTCTCTTGAAGAATATGAATCTGGAATATATGAATAAGTTGTTGATGGTGTAAATCCAGGAAGACTTGATAAGAATGAATATGTTGTAGTATATCTCATATTAAAGAATTCTCTATTATCAAGTGTTCTGTAACCAAGAGTTGCCATATATCTTGATGCATTATTGACCATATTTTGGTAATATGAATTGTCTAATGCAGGATTCAATAACTCGATATGGACAAATGGAACATTATAAATATAACCAAATATATTTATTACATTAGCAGACTCACCAAAAACTGATCTGATTCTACCTAAAACATTTATTTTAGAATTATCAGCAAGACGAATATAAACACCATTAGGATGAACTAATGGAACTATAACAATTTCACCAACATATGGTGGTCTAGAATAACTCATTATTATATACTTATGATTTGCCAAATTATATTTATTGATTAAATTGGAGTGTTAATTCCATCCAATAATCCTATATTTTGAGTCAGCAATATATACAAAAATGTGTGGCATCCTTGGCATACTTGGGAACAAATCAACTAACTGTTTTAAATATGGGATTTACGGGTTAAGACAATTACAAAATAGAGGTTATGATTCTGCAGGTTGTTGCGGTATGAAAGTTAATACAAATAATAATTCAGATAAAGACGAAAAAACAATTTCATCGTTTGTCGTAAAGAAATTTGCCAGCACAAAAAATGAGGATTCAATTGATATGTTAGAAAAACAAACCAAAGATTTTGAAGAATGTAATAGTGGAATATTTCACACTAGATGGGCTACTCATGGAGCTAAAACAGATTACAATGCTCATCCTCATTTAGACAATAAAGGGAGAATTGCATTAGTTCATAATGGTATTATCGAAAACTATTATGAATTGAAACTTGAACTTGAAACAGAACACAAAATTAAATTTTATTCTGAGACTGATACTGAAGTAATTGTCAATTTGATAAGTGTATATTATGACCAAACAGAAGATGAGAATGGTGTTAAACATATGGAACAAGCAATAATGAAAGCAGTTTCAAGATTAAGAGGAACATGGGCACTTGTCATATTATGTAAAGATAAACCAGACAATATGTATTGTGCCAGACATGGTTCACCATTATTAATAGGTTTTGGAGAATCATATATTATTGTGACATCAGAACAAGCAGGATTTGGACCTCATGTAAATAATTATATTTGTTTGAATAATGGTGATATTACAGTTATTAGAAGAAGAAATAATAAAATTAATTTTGAGAACATTGAGAATTATGAATTAAGAAATGTAACTATTAAGAATAATGAACTCACACCTGAACCATATAAACACTGGACCATTAAAGAAATCAATGAACAATATGAGGCATCAATTAGGGCAATCAGTTTTGGTGGAAGAATTATTGAAGATGATAAAGTAGTTTTGGGCGGTCCACTCAAACATGTCAAAAAGTTAAAAGAAATCGATCATTTATTATTATTAGGTTGTGGAACTTCATTAAATGCTTCACAACATTCTGTATCATTCTTTAAGGATCTTTGTAATTTCTCAACTGTTCAAGCATTCGATGGTTCGGAATTTACTATTGATGATATCCCTAAAAAGGGAACTTCATGTGCCATATTTTTATCACAATCCGGAGAAACTAAAGATCTATATAGATGTGTGAAAATATGTCGTGATAATGACATCTTTACTATTGGTGTGATTAATGTTGTAGATTCACTTATTGCCCGTGAAGTAGATTGTGGATGTTATTTAAATGCAGGTCGTGAGGTAGGTGTTGCATCAACAAAGGCATTCACATCACAAGTTATTATTTTGAGTATGTTAGCAATATTTTTTGCCCAAATAAATGATTTACATAAATCAAAACGTGAATATTATATTAGAGCACTCAGACAATTACCCAATGACATTAGGAAGACAATTAATAATTCTGACAAATCAGCTCAAGAAATTGCAGAATATCTTATTACCCAAAAAAGTATGTTTGTTCTAGGTAAAGGTAATATGATGTCTGTGGCATCTGAAGGTTCACTTAAAACTAAAGAAATTGGTTATATTCATGCTGAGGCTTATGGTGGTAATGCTCTTCGTCATGGACCATATGCAGTTATTGAAAAAGGAACACCTGTTATATTTTTGAGTCCAAATGATGATAACTTTTCATTAATGAATAATACTGTTGAAGAAGTTAAATCTCGTGAAGCATGTCCAATAATGATATCAGATACAACAGATATATCTAGACATGCAGTATATAAAATAAATGTGGCTGAAAATAAGATTTATAAGGGTATCTTACATAATATTCCTATGCAACTCATTGCCTATTATATGGCATGCAAGAAGAATCATAATCCTGATATGCCTAAAAATCTTAGTAAATGTGTAAGTGTTTAATTATATAATGATTTAGTTTTTCAATTAAATCATTATCATCAATATATGTAAAATTATTATTGATTCTTTCTTTTAATTCGGCACAATAAAATTATATAAAACTGTTTACAGTTTTATATAATTTTATACAAATTTATATAAAAATTAGTAACGGTAAGGATAGTTTTAATTTTATCTTTATAAATATTTTATAATAAAATGACCTAAAAAATAATAATATATAATAATTTAATCTGAATATAATTAGCAAAAAAATAAAATGGTCAAGAAATCCAATAAACAAACAACAAATGAAATCACAAATGATAATAAGCCACAAACAATCACAATTGACAATAAAGAATATTATGTTGGATCTGAACTAATGGAATTTGACAAAGTATATTTCACAGGTTGTTCAAGAACAATTAGAAAGATCATAGAACTCAAAAATATTCCACAAGATAAATATGCTTATGGAAATAATAATGTTAAAAAAGGTGGTTGGAGATTGTCTGATAATCAGGCAAATCCACCTGCCAAAGCCAATCTATTATTATCAAAAGATTGGGTTGAACAAAATGTCCCTAAAATGATGGATGGTCTAGATGAAAAAGAAGTCAAAGAGAAATATGATTGTCCCGAAGCACCTAATATTATTGAGTTAGATGACAATGAAAAGTTTAAAGATGAGAAAGGAAATCCTTTAGAGATAGAGACAAGAGGGGAACGATCAGTTGACGGGATTTATTTTTTAGTTAGTGATGTGGAAAAAGCATTTGGAATGAAAAAATTAAGTCATATTATAACACAAGAAAATAGCGATTATACACTTGATGAACATTACAAAAATTTTATATGTAATTCACCTCTAAAAAAGAGGGCTTTTACTAAAAAAGGGAAAAAAATGTTTTTGACATATGAAGGAATGATTAAGTTGTTATATTGCTCAAGATCACCAAATGCCAAAAAGTTCCGTAAATGGGCTACTGAAACATTATTTACAGTTCAAATGGGTGATCAGAAAGAGAAAGAGAAATTGGCATCAGGACTAATAGGAATACCAATCAAATCACTCAAACAAGTATTATCGAAGAGTGTGACAAGTGTTCCATGTATATATCGTTTTGCACTTGGAAAATGTAAAGATTTGAGAGAATCAATGAAGATACCAAAAGAAATACCTGACGAATATGTGATTATTAAATATGGATATACAGATGATTTGGAAAGAAGAACAAATGAACATATTAAGACATATAATTCTATTAAAGGTGTCAAATTAGAACTAATGAACTATATATATGTTGATCCAAAATATTTGTCAGAAGCAGAATCAACAGTGAGAGATTATTTTAAATCATTCGAAAAGCCAATTGAATATGAGAAATTTGCCGAATTAGTGGCAGTCAATCCAGCAACTGAAAAAACAACAATGAAACATTTTAAGATGATTGGAACAACTTATGCAGGATGTGTAAGTCAAATAGTTAGTCAAATAACAGACCTCAAAAGAGAGATTGAATTACTCAAAGAAAGAAACAGAGCAGATAATGAAAAACATAGAGCAGATACAGAGAAACATAGAGCAGAATTGATTGAAAGAGATTCAAAGATAAAAATAATGGAAAAAGATATGGAAATAATGCAACTTAAAATGATGATACAAAAGAAATAAACAAACTATAAATTATCAATATCTGTATTCTGTATTTTCCTTACATAATCATTGATCTTTTTCATAACACTCTCAATCATTAATTTTTTATTATTAAGTGTTTCTTTTTGGATCTTTAATCTTGACTTTCTATCTTCATAATGTTTATTTTTCATATGAAGATCTTTTGCTAATTGTTGCTTCTCCATGTGTAATATTTTTAATTCTGTTTCTCTCTCATTAATTTGTTTAATCAATGAATTATCACATTTCACTTCTGATAATTCATTATTTATTCTAGAACTATTCTTAATATCACTATTTAATTTTGTCTCTTCTGCCGATAACTTCTTAATTTCTTCTTCCTTTGATTTATTGTCTGACAATTTGTATTGTGATGTTTTCAATTTATCATCTTCTAATGATGACTCCATTATTTTGGTTTCGTCATTAATCTGTCTCTTAATATTTTCATTCTGTTTGTGTATCTCATCTGTCAATTTTATAATTCTATCTTTCTCATTCATCATATCTGTCTGTGTCTTTAGAATATTCATATTAATATCTGAATATTCTTCTTTTAGTTTTGTTGATGTATTGTCCTTAATTGTGTCATACTCAATATATGATTTATATACTTTCAATATTGTGTTAATTAGTTCTTCGTCAATCACATCATGATCAATGATAATCTGATAATAATGAAATGACCCCATATTTGTCGTTACTGTTTTTGGTCCATTTGAATAAACCGAATGTTTTGGAAGTAATTTATTGATAAAATCATGTATTTTCTTGTTATATACATTATTTTTTTTCTGTAAAATCTTTCCAAATTCATCAATACTTAAATTAAACTTGTCCATTGATAAGATTGGGATTGATGAATGTAATAATATTAATAAATATATTTCCTATTATTATAATATATGAAGATCAATTTTTCTATAAAAATTGATCTTTTAATACAATACAGTAATAAATACTCATTATTGCAATCAATACAATTATTTCAATTTGAAAATGATTGACATTTTTATAGATAATATCAACATATCCATAAATATAGATCAAGGCTTCACCGGGAGTGCCATTGGAAGATCGATTGACAGATTCAAAAATTATATAAATAATTGCATATTAAAAAATGATATCGAAGAAAAAAAATATTATATTTTAGGAATTGTACGTCAAGGATTTTATTTTGATGGTGATGGCAACAAACCAATGCCACATGCAATGGGCATTGTATCTATTAGTTACAAACTGATCATATTAACAATAAATGGGAATATTTATGTATATTGTGGTGAAAAAAATTATATGGAAAATGATAATGTACCAAGCAATAGTGGAATTTGTGCATATATAGTAAATTCTAATAGTAAAAATATTTACGGCAATATAAAATTGTTATAATTAGTTATAATGATTTTAAATATTCAATTTTTATAAAAAATGGCTTAAAGATAAAACTAATTACAAATATTAGTAATGAACAGTTTATTAAGATTCTGT